TTCTTCATATTCATCATTGATACCAATTTCTTCAAACACTTTGTTTAGATCCTCTTCATCAATAGGTAAATCGATCCATTTACCAACTAATTCACCTTCGTTATATTTTCCTAAATTTGTAATAAACACACTCATTACTGCCATTTTTAATCACTCCTTTAACCTAAAATAATTGTATTTTCTTTTTTAGCAACTCTTTCATCTGCAAATTGAAATTCTTCCTTATATTCTTTATTTCCAATTTTAATTGGTTCTTCCATTTTCTCCATTGATGTAAAGGAATACCACAAGTAATGGTAACTATTTCCTTCATCATCAGAACTAATCATTATTACTTTATCTCTATTACCATGTGCCATTTCTTTTTGACATTCGTAATATAGATCCTTAACTGTTAACGGTTTCATTTAAACACTCCTTCATTAATCATTCTTTTTGTAAAATCTTCTATTGTTTCATTTTCATATTTTGCAAAGTCATATACTATTTTAGGTTTACCAACGTAATCTAAAAAGTTACCATTGCTATCTACCGTCCATTTTTTAGTGATACCTTTGTATGTTAATTGTTTTGTAAATGGTCTTAATTTTTTCTTTTTAGGTTTAGCAAATAATGTTGTCATAAGATCTACCTTTAATTCATTTAATTTTTGATCGTTCATTTTTAATCACTCCTTTAATTAGTTGCTAGTTTTTGATAGGAACTAGCAAACCTATTTTGTTATTTGTCTTTTCTTTTTAATTCATAGTCAATAAGCAATTCTATATGTTTATTTAATATATCAATTTCTCTTTGTAATTGCATTTGTTCTTCTAGACTAAAATCATAATCTACCTTTGAACTTTCTTTTTTGTATTCTTCAATTGCTTTGATTAATTCTGTTGCTATTTTATTCATATTATTTTTCTCCTTTGCTAAATTCGATTATTATTTCGAGTTCTATAATAATATTTTCGTATGCCTCTTTTAACTCATCTGATATTTCTTCGTTGCCTTCTTCATAATATTTTAGTTCTCTTTTGTACATACTTAACAAGAACTCTACATTTTGGATCACACTGTTTGTTCTTTTCATAATAAATCCTCCTAACTTTTCAAAGATCCTTGATAAAGAAAACCATATATTTCTCTTTATCTAATTATATTATACCACAAAACTTTTAAAATGTCAATGTTTTTTTTAAAATGTTTTTTAATCAATAATAAAAACAAGTTGATTTTAACTTGCTTTTACTCTTTTATAACCACTAACTGTTAATCTATTTTTATATGTGTCCATATTCATAGTATTACTAAAATCTTTATACTTTGTTGTTAGTTCTGATATTTTTTGTTGTGCTATTCTTACTCCTTCTTTATCTCCACTTGCTCTTGCTATGATTTGTCTATCTTTTTGTTTTCTTATTGCCGTTTCTAATTTTCTTTGCATTTGCGTTGCTTCATATGGAGTATATCTTTTGCCTTCATATTCTATCTTTTCATAACTCTGTTGCTTCCATTTCCAAAGTCTATGTTCAGAATACATTGTGTCATCTACTCCTACTATAATAGGCATTATAAAATGTTTACAATTATATTCTCCAATAGGTCTATCCAGATTACTATTAATTCTATCTATAAGATCTTCTGTTGTTTCTCCATCTCTTGTTACAAATCTTCTTCCTTGTATATCTAAATGATCTTCTGCACAAGGGAAGTGTGCAGATATTTCTATACCATTTGCACCTATTTCATTTCCTATCTGATTTTCTATATTTTGGTTTACATCTCTCAATCCATCTAATACATTTTGTCTTATAGCACTGTCTAGTCTTTTAGTATATCCACTTTTATATCCTATCTTTTCTTCATGCGTCCTTACACCACTATCTGCAAGACTATTCATAACATTTCTCATTGCACTTTGGTAATCTGCCGTTCCAGTTGCTACTTTATATACTGCTTCATCTATTAAATCATAATAAGTCTTTTTTAGATCCTTAAATGTTATATTTCCAAAGTCATCTTTATATACAAATCCTATTGCTCTTGTATTGCTTAAATTAATCATTTTATCAGAAGTATTAGTTGCTATTGCTTGGATCATCCTTTGTAATTGTATATTATCTTCATATGATATATATTCTTTATTTTTCATATCATAATAAACTTCTGCAAATTCTACATTTTCTTCTGCGAATTTTTTAAATAATTTATCTATATCTTCATTTGATTTATCAGTTATATCTGCTAATTCTTGTGTTAATTTTTCAATATCATCACTATATTTTAATTGTTGTGCTAATTGGTGAACTTCACTTGGTTTCATATCTCCAACTTCTTTAATTGTTTTACCAAGTGTCTTTAATACCTTTTCATTATATTTATTATATCTATTATAATATCTTTCTAGTGTTTTATCTAACTGCTTTTCATCAGTAAGTAATGCCATTTTATTACTCTCCTAATAGATCAGTTAAAGTAGGATTGTTTGCTTTTATTAATTCAATATTTTGTTTTGCTATTTCTGGAGTTTCTCCAAATATCTTTTCTCTATATTCTTCTTTACTTAATACTCCTGCACTTAATTCACGCATTGCTCTGTCGCTTTCTGCTTCTTTATCTTCAATTATACTATCATCGAATTTAATCATTATTTCTTCATAATTAATTGGCTCTTTTATAATATCGTTATATATATAGCAAATTGATTTTACTAAATCGTAAATAGCACTTTCATATCCTATTTCTAATTTCTTTTTTCTTCTGAATAGTTTACTATTGCTACTTATTACTGCAGTAGCAGTTGATAAATTAGTTCCATCGAAATGGTAATGATTTTCTCCAAATCCTACTTTGCTTCCTAATATATTTAATTGAGTATTTAACGTTTCTATTTGTTGCGCAGTTCTTAATGTATCGCTATCTGATTGTATTAAATCATCTTTAGTTGCTCCTTTAGGTAATTGATATACTGTTGTATCGTTAGGATCAAAAGTTAGTTTTTGTTCTCCATTATCGTAATTAAACATATCTGCTCTTGCAAATATTCTTTTTCTTCCATCTACTATTTCATTCTTTAATGCATCGAAAGAATAATCAACTGCTTTTAAGTTATCAATAGCATTTGCATAGTGTGGTATTCCGAAAGGGCTATCACTTAATATATTATTTGTTAATAAAGGTCTGAATATACTAAACCATTTAATATTATTCTTTGTATCAAATTCTTGTAATGTATTACTTGTTTCTATTTCAGTTAAATTACCATTGTTATCTTTAAATAAATGATTATGTATTATGTAATTACCATTTTCTCCTAATACATGAACACTTAATACTAAATACTTGTTTCCATCTATATATTCAACACTTCCAAAAGCACACTCTGTTATTTCTTTATTATTCCAAGTAATAGGATATATATTATTGACATCAACTATATCTAATCTCAATTTCGCATTGCTTGTATCTAATACTATTCCATCATCACTTTCGATAATATCATATACACTTAATACTACTGCTTCAGTTCCTAATGCTCCTGATTTTTCTATTGTTTGGTTAATAACTGATGTTAAATCTAATGTATCTGCTATATCATTAAAAGTTTCTTGTGAATTTTCATCCTTTAAAGATATTTCACATCTTTCACTCCATAAAATATCTGACCAATCTTCACTAATTTCTTTTGCCATATTCATTGTAAATCTTTTTTGTTTGATCTTTCTATTACCATTATAGATAAAATAGTTATGAAATGATTTTACATTTCCTTGATACCAACTCTTCCATTGATCAATATATGATTGTATTTCATCTCTAACTTCTGGATTGTAATTGTATTTATCTTTTAAAAATTTATCTAGTTTCATTCTAGTCCTCCTTTAATACTTAACATTAATTTATCATAAAAAGGGAATATTGAATATTCCGAGGCATCCAGATCATCTATTGGAGTTGTTCCATCATCTAATCTTTCATCAGGTTGTTTGTCATTCCATAACGCTTGTGTATATGCTTCTATAAGATATTTACATTTCTTTAATATAAATCTTCTCATCTGCCCGAATAAATGACAATCTAGTTCTATTCTATCCAAAATCCTTCCTTTGATACAATCTTGCACCTGTATAGGTATTGCTTTTAA